CCAGTCTTCTTCTGCAATAGTGCCCAAAATAGCTACGTCGGTAGGCCGCGCCGTGAATATCGGCTTTTCCTCAAAGACGAACTCAGCGCCGCAATTTGGACAAACGCGCGCTCCGGCTGCGCAGATCTCGTCGCACTGCATGCAAAGCTTGATCGGGGCGTCGCCGGTTCCGCTACCGGGCTTCTTCGGCGTGACACAATCAACAGGACCGTGTCTCTCGATGTTACCGGCTAGATTCATATAGCGGCAGTTCGGCTTTGGTCCTCGCGCAATGGCGGCCTTGCGGCCTTCCGCGTCAGACGTTTCTGGATCGAACCCACGAGGCCAAATAACACGAGTCCCTCGCACGGCACGCTGCACATAGCGATTTGTGGATTCGGTTGGTGCCATGTCAACGACAAGATCAACGCGAGGAATATTTGTTCCTGTGCTAAGAACGTTGTCGTTGGTGCAGCCCCACAGGCGCCCTGACTTCAGGTCTTCGATGATGCGCCGACGCTCACCCTTGGATGTCTTGGCACTCAGGACTTCGCACGACCGTCCGTATAGCCTGACTTCATCGCGAACGTGGGTGGCGTGGTCTATTCCATTGCAGAAGATGATTGACGTTGTGCGGTTCTCTGCCTCGGCTGTCGCCATGATTTCCGCAACTGCGGCCCGCGTCAATTCCTCCTTATCGGTTGCCTTGGCAAGGTCTGACTTCTTAAAGTCGCCACCAAGACGACGCACGCCTTTCATGTCGAAACTGAAATCGCACGGCTTGCTGGTCAGGCGAGTTAGATAACCGTCCTCAATGCCCTTGGCCAAGTCGTACGTATAAACCGTCTTGTCAAAGAGACGATCGTCGCCCTCATCCAGGCGCCCGAAATCAAGGCGATAAAGCGTTGCCGAAAATCCGACTATCTTCATGTCTGGATTAATGAGAAGCAAAGCCGCAATCAGCTTGCGGTACATCGTGTTTCCATCGTTTGGAACAAGGTGCACTTCGTCGATAATCATGACATCGACATGGCCAATCTCTGTCGCCTTGTCCCATACCGTCTGCAATTGCGCGAATATAACTTGGGCATTCCGGTCACGCCTGCCTAAGCTGGACGCATATATGCCTGCGGGGGCGAAGGGGTTCATACCAATGAACTCTTTGAAGTTTCCCTCAACGAGCTCTTCGACATGCACACATGACAGGATGCGCATATTCCAGCCATCCAGCAGGCGCTGGATGAGCATAGACATCGTGCCGCTTTTGCCAGAGCCGCCAGCCATCTCCACAAGCGGATGGCCGGGTTCCTCTGACCAATAATCGAATACGGAATCTACCGCCTCAAACTGATAATAACGGGGGTTGAAGGTCATCGGTGCAGCCCCTCAAATATCTGCTGGACGGCCGGGATCACCCGCTCTGCGCGCCCTTTATCCATTCGTGACATATGACAATTCTTCTCATTGAGGCCGGTGACGCGCCGTAGCTCTGCGTAGGCTTGGGCGCGTGACATATGTCCGTCTTTCCAAAGTGGGTCGAAAGCCTCGTGCGCAGCCTTGCGCGCTTCGTGGGTGGCTGCGTCGACAAGGGGTTTTTCACCCCACGACCAGAGCCCGCAACAATCGTTGCGAACTCCCCATTTCGTGACGGTGCTGATTGGCCGCAAGCCGCACGTTTGGCAGCGTATGTTGTGCATCAAGCCACCTCCTCAAACGGGATGCTAGCCGCAACCAGCCGACGGCGCATGTCTGCTGTGCCCGCGCCACCAGGAAAAACTAGACCAAAGTCAGGCTTTCCCATATAAATCATGGCCTCGTTGCGTTGTATGCCGGCCGCTTTACCTACGCTCCAATCCGCAGGGTATTTGTCGACGGGCACGCCACGACGAAAAGCCAAAGTGGATGGCGTGACTTTTGGGATTGGCGCCATTATGCAGCCTCGCCGATCACAGAAAGTTCTCTGCGCTCGCGATGCCAGCCATCACCATTCTCATCCTGCACCAGATACGCCCAATTCATATAGCCGGTAACGATGCCATCGAAAGACTCCCGGCTACCGATGGCTACAGATCGAACGTGCGTGCCGATATCCAACTGAAATTGGCTATACTTGGCGAGGATGCTCAAAACGTCATCTCCTTGGTCGCCAAGCACCGCGCCTGCCGTGCTGGGTCTTGCTGAAAAGCAAGGCACGCTGGCTTGCCATCTCGGTATACCCATTGCTCGACGGGATATACCGCGGCGCGGGTGAGGATATCGCAGTGACCTTCGACATCATTGCCGAATTCGTCTTCCCAGTAGTCGCTCTTTTCATGAATGCAATGAGCACACCAAGAGCCCTCGAATTGAGCGCCCTCGGTTGCATTGGATGGATGATAGTAAAGGTTTGCCATCGGCTAAACACGCATCGGCATCAATACAGCCAACAACTCAGGCGCCTTCTCCGACGTGAACACCGCAGGAGAACCGCTATCGGCCAGAGCCAACTGAATATCGCCAGCCGGGAATATACCGACCAGTTCGCTAAGATAAGCCGCATTGAATCCGATGTGTATCGGATCACCATTGTAGGTAACAGCTATTTCATCGGTTGCATTGCCTTGGGTTGGGTTGCTGACCTCCAGTTTTGCCGTTCCATCCGCGAATGACAACTTGACGGCCCTGCCACGTTCAGACGCAACCACAGAGACACGGCCAGCTGCCTGGCGCATGTCATCACTTCCAAAGACGATATTCTTGTCGTTCGCCGTTGGAATGACGCGCTGATAATCAGGAAATGTGCCGTCGATAAGCTTGCTAGTGATAATGAAGTCGCCGGCATCGATGCGGATTTTCTGGCTGGATACGGATACAGATACGGTGCCTTTCGGTAGAAGACCAACCGTCTTCTTCGGCACGATGATTCCTTCGAATTCCGGAATGGACGGGCCTTTATTCCGAGCCAGGCGGTGGCCGTCTGTTGCCACGGCAACCGAGTCTGTGCCGGTTGATCGGAAAAACACGCCATTTAAATAAAATCTAACTTCTTCCGTCGAAATAGCAAACGACACAGGCGCAAACAAAGCCGCCAGATCGATATCGAAGCTTGCTGTATACGACCCGCCGTCCAATGACGGAAAGTCATCAGCAGGCAGGACGCCAAGCGCAAAGCGGCTGCGGCCAGATGTGACGATCAGCTGTCCCTTGTCCGTGGACAGAGTGATTTCGCCACCCGCCTTCTTGGCGATGTCGGCAAGCAACTTGGCGTTGACACAGACAGTGCCTGGCTTGGAAACCGATGCGGCGGCAGTGTCCGTGGCGACGATATCAAGGTCCGTGCCGGTTACACGCAGACCGTCGGTGCTTGCGGTCAGCAGGACGTTGGAAAGGATTGGAATGGTATTTCTTGCCTCGACCACACGGCCGACGTTCGTGATGACGCGCGCCAAGTCGGCGCGCTGAATGGTGAGCTTCATGGTGGTCTCCTCTGGTGGTGAATGGCGGCCCGCTGGTAACGAGCCGCCTAGTGGTGGTAGTTAGCCGAAGAAGCCGCCCGCATAGAGCAGGCCGATCTCAATACCTACTGAAACGATGGCGGCCCAAAAGCTCCAGTTGCCTTTTGGCTCACCGTGCTTCACGCCAGCAATCGCCACAGATACGGCACTAAGTGCAATCAGTGTTACCTGCGGCCAACCCATTACTTCGTGCCCCACGGCCTACGGCCGGCCGGAGATGCAGCTGCCGCAGCAGGTGCAGCTTGGCGCTGTGCAGCAGCCGGCTTGTTGTCGTTGGCCGGTGCGGGCGCCTCATTGCGCTTCTTGCCCTGCGTGCCGTCACCAATGATGCCTATTTCCGGAACAGGCTCCTTGGCAGCGTCGTCGGTGTAGAAGAACCGCTCAATCTGGTTCTTGTCCTTGTAGAACGTCCCATCCGGCTTTTTATTGCCGATCTGAATTCCTACCTCGGCGACGAACGACTTGAACAGCAAATCGTCCGTGTCGGTATCTGCGGTGATCTCTTCGCCGACGGCACGGCCGAATCTGTCGAACATCGGCTTGCCGTATTTGTAGGCGCCGTGCTGATAGCCGTCGGAATGGACGATGGTCCAGTATGCCCAGAACTTGCGACCCTTGAGCTCTTCAGGCGCGATCACCTCGAAAGTGATTTCTGCCTGAAAGCCATTGTTGTCTGTTGTTGCCGGGAGGTTGATCGCCTCCGCCTGAAGCTGGGCATACATATGCGGCAGGATACCACCGCCACCGCCCTGCTTTTCGGTGTTCTCGAAATCCGCTTCGTAGTTATTGCCGATCTTAGCCAAAATAGTCTCCTTCGTGTGGTGGTTGGTGGTGGTTAGGCTGCGCGCGACAATTCGCGAGCACGGTTTTCAGCCAGCCGCTTGTCGGCAAATACCAGTGGGGTGTTGTTTTCGACGACATGCGCCCAGAGGCCGTATTCGACGTTA